AAATCCAAATAACACCACGAAGGTAATTGTTGAAATTTTTACTGGTGATTTTACTCTTTTATCTTTTAAGGTCTTGATTTTTTCTCCAATATCATATACTTTATTAATATAAGTGAATAATTGTTTTAAATAACTTTTGTTCATTTTATCAGCATCCTTTTTATTGAGTTTGTCGCAAAACTATTATAAAAAGGATGCTTTTATTATGCAAATTTTTCCTCTATAATTTCCAGTAAAAATCGGAAAATACAACATTTCTAATTATTCTTTATTAAATCTTATAAATCAACGGGCTAACCGCCCTAAAAAAATTTAAGTGCTAAACTTCTGGTTATTTAAAACAATCCTTTTAAAATTAATTCTTGTTTTAGTTCTTCTTTTGGATTATCATAATCTACTGCAATTAAATATATAGGTGTTTTTTTAGATACATTCAAATTCTTTACATAATATTGATTTTTGCTAACTTCTTTCTTTTCAATGTCGCTTGTTTTTACTCCATTAAGTTCTAACGTAAACATGAAGTTACCTTCTACCTCTTCACCATTATTATACTTATGTACTGTAATAGTTTGTCCTAATCCTTTAGGTATCTCGAAAGGTGAATAATCAAAATCAGTAGTAAATTCATATGTAATATTATCTTCTTTTGGTTCTTCTGGAATTTCTGGTTCAGGTTCAACTGTTGGATCTTCTTCTTTTGGCTCTGTTGGTTCATCAGGTGTTGGTGTTTCAGGTTCAGTAGGTTCTTCCTTCTGATTATACTTCCAATAATCTGCAATTTCATTTTCCATATCATCATTTGTTGTTTTTTCGCTAAATTCTGCGGTTAGTTTTATTAATCCTTCTTTAGTTTTATTTATTCCTACAACCTTCCAGCAACTATCAAATTGAACAAACCTCATATCTCTTTTTATTTTATTACTTGTTTCATCTGCTTTCATTGTTACATATATCATATCTGTAGGTAAAACCATGTTTGTGTTTGTTTCCACATCAAATACTTTATCATCTATAAAGCAACTGAACTCTTTTACTTCTGCTTTTGAATTAAATGAAGGTGATTCTATAGTTGGTAACATAATTTTTATTATATTAGTTATTTTTCTAATTGTATAGATGCTATATACATTATTTATATTTTCATTTTTAGTTAATACTAGCCAATTGTTTTCAATTGCTTCTATTATATCACCCTGATTGAGAGGAATATTATTTCCTACATATATATACTTGCTATCTATCATGTTTTTATTATCATCTATTTCTTTAATTATTAGTTTATCTTTTACAGTTAATTTAAAGCCCTTTCCACTACGTTTAAGCAACTGATTAAATTGATTTTTTAATGTATTCATTTTAAGACCTCCTTTATCTATTTCTTGTAAACAATAATGATACATTACTAAAACTTTCTTCTGAAATAGGAATACTTGCAATTCTTTCTTTTATATCCTGTATTCTCTGTCGAAGTAGTTTATATGCTTCTGTAGTTCCTAATCCTACTGTGTTATCTTCAACTTTCCTCATTAAATCTACGTCATTGCTAACTGCTTCTAATATATCTATTACTGTAAGCAATAAATCCCTTTGCATTGTATTTTTATTGTATTCTACTGTAGGATCTAAATTGTTTTCTTGTAGATACATAATATATGTATCATTTTCAAAATAATCTTTGTTATTTAATTCTATTTTTAATCTTTCCAATACTGTCATAAAAAAGACCTCCTTTTTAATCTAATAAAATAAACTGTAATCTGCTAACTTCTGAATAAACATCAGGTACTATTTTCAAGGTATTAATTGCAAAATCTTTTAATTCAAATATTTCTCCTTGACCTACTGAAATATAGTCGCTTGAATTATTGATATAAACTTTAAAATCTGAACAAACATTATAAATTTTTAAATATGTATATGTTTTATTAAATGCTTTATTGTAATCCTCTTTAAAAGTTATATAACCATTGGATGATAAATAATCTGAATACTTTGCTTTTGCCATATCTTATGACCTCCTTTAATTTTTAATAATATAAGGTGGAGCAACTCCACCGTCAAGGTGTCCTAAAAACAGGACATCCTTTATTTATGTAATTCCTTTTAAGGTGTCAAGTTTTACGATACCTTTATCTCTTATCATTTTGAGTGATATGAGAGGGGGTAATAAGGGGTAGTGAAACACGAGGGGTTAGAGTCCGTCAACTGACCGATTAGGATTATTCCTTTCAAAAGGAAATAACTTTCAGGTTTTAGGGCGAAACCACGAAATGGATATTGTAACCGAAATACCTTCGGTCGCTAAAAACATTGTAAAATTTCTTTGTGGGGAAAAAATGTGTTAGTTGGGGACATATTCCACAAAAAGGGGTAATCAAACTATGCAACTTTATACATTTATCCATTTTTCCTATTATCAACTTTTTAACCTAATTGATAACCCAACTTCGTTAAAAATTTTTTAAACGAAACACAACTCTGTTAAATATGTATTTAATAGAGTTGTAAAAACACGTTCAAACCATTGATACCACTACATTAACCCCAATTTCACCTTATTTATTAGTGTAAAAACACGTTATCAATTGACTATTTGTTCATCACCCACACACATTTCACCCTATTTTTGTATTTTATTTACAGTATTATGGTTATTTCTGTAAATGTATAATTGTTGTATAAAACATGAATAATAGTGTATAAAGTGTATAATTGTTCGCTAACGTTTTGAATGGTAGCCATATTTTTTGATGGTCTGTATAAGGTCTGTCCTATATGCACATACCTAGTTGTCGTTACCTAACGGCAACATTTAAACTATAGAACAGGGCGATTTAAAGTGAAGAAATCCACCCTAACATTCCACAACTTATTACACCCTATTTCTATACCCCCATATGTTCCCCTCATTTCCCCTTGTTATATATGTTCTCTTTAACCTATACCCCCATATGGTATATCCAAAAATCCCCCTTTATTTTCATTATCAATTACAACTCCTAATTGATAATAACTATTCTATCATATCCCCTCTATTTGCCTTTTTGCAACTCGGTCAAACCGATTTACTCACCCACCATAATTTTATGGTCGTTATCTTCTCCCTGTTCTTCCAATCTCACCAACTCTGCTTGAACATCTGTTGTCAAATTACTTTTTTCTATAATTGTCTGTAAACTTATTGCTCCCATTTCCCATTGTGTTTTAAGGTTGTTTAAGAGTTCTTCTGAATTAACTGGCTTACTGTAATTAAACTCTGCATCTACATATTCATCATCATCAAATACTACTCCTTGCATCTCTAGTAACTGTCTTATAACTTCCCATCTTTCCTCAAAACCATCACGCAGCCATTGTTCATTCATCATTGCTTTAACACTACTTAAACTATACAACATTGACAATGATACTTCTGATACATTAGCAACATTAGTATTTCCCATTGCTACACTTGGAATACTTGCAACTGTTTCTAACTTCTTATGCAATGTATCAATCAATAATTTAATTGTATTATAATCCATAGTGGCATTTACAAAATCAAAACTACCTGCGTCTAAAGATAAAGAATATCCTACTGCTTCTGCTGGAATAGTTCCTTCTATTCTTTGTCCTACACTTACACCTAATGGATTTAAAGATAATGTATATACTGCATCTGTCATTTTACTCAATATGTCCTCTATCTGATCCAAAATTGGTTTTATGTCCTCAAGTTCACTTCTACCAAATCTATCATCTAAATCGTTAAAGTTTTTATAATGTATAGGTAATCCTGATATATTAATATATTCATTGGTCTTTTTAAGTTCTCCACCTTCATTATTCCAACATTCAACTTTATTCAAACTATAAATATTATAGTAACTTACATTATTTGAACAACTTGTCCAATGTTCTATAAACCCTATGTAACTTCCATCATCTTCACTATATATAGGATAACTGTCCTCACTTTTAATTATCTTACTTTTAATCTTATTTCCTTCTACATATATATATTCAAAACAATCTCCAAATTTTAAAACATTGTCTAATATTTTATAATCTGTTCTATTGTATTTTCCTTTCCTATATACCTTTGTAAACTCTTTAACCATATCTCCTGAACCATTTAAAGATACTGGTTTACCCAATAGGTAAGTTGAATGAAAATTTAATATTGTCTTTGCTTCCTGAATAATAAGTTTTGTAGTAATAAATTCTTCTCCTTTCCACTTGCTATCTTCTCTTTTTAAAATCTTATGTTTACCATTCAAATATTCTTTATTATTTATTACATTTGAAATTCTCTGTAAATGGTGCCCTTGTTGCACTTCTTCCTCAAACCAAAATAAATTGTTTGCGTACTTATCTTGTATATATTTTTCTAATTTTTGCATATTATCACCTTTCCTTTATTTTATTGTTGCTTTAATCTCCTGCACGTCTTTCTTTACATCTTCCACAACATTTAATTTTATTGCTAAATCCTGTATGATTGATTGATTTTTATCTATTGTTTTGTTTAATTTATCTTCTCTATCTTGTGTTGTCTTGAGTACATACCCCAACAAAACTACAAATAATACATATCCAAACCCTTGTGATACCGCCACTTTTAATATTTCATTTTCCATATCATCCTCTCCCTGTATTTTCGGATGAACGAAAATCGTCTATCCGAATATTTTTCTTATGTAAAATCTTGCTTGTAACTATGTCTTATAGGCAAACTAAACATTCATTTTGAATGATTAAAAATTATAATAAAATGGATTTTTTAAACTCACTATTGCTAAAGCCATAGCCATTACTGTATCATCATGCCCTGTACCTGATGCCCCCATTTTTCCATTTTCATTGATTTCAAATATCTTCATTTCTTGTAAAAGTGTTCTACTATTTATTTTTAATTGTCCTTTTTCAAAGAGTTCCACAAAATCGTTTATAATCAATGATTTAGTTTTATTATTTGTATCAAATCCAACATTCCAAACCATTCTGTTGAATTGGTCATAACTCTTATATTTAGTCATATTCATATAGTGTAAATCATACCTCAACCTTTCTATAACTGAATGTCCTCCACTTGCTTTTTCTACTGTTAAAAGTCCTTTATTGTAATACAATCCTATAGCATTAATTATCTCTGCCATCTGATAAGGTTTTATCTTATTATTTCTAAATTCTGCAACTTGTTCTCCATCATGATTTAAAACTTCTACAACTGAATAATCTTGTCCAACTCCTTCTGATAAATCTGCTCCAATATAATACTTTTCCCCACTTTTGGGGAATACCCACATAAAAAAAGATTTACCATAATGATTTTTTAATATCATTGGCAAATCTATAATCTTTTCCTTGGAAATATATTTAGTTTTATTATGTATAATAGCCCTTTCTACTTCTGTAATTCTCTTATTATCAAAAACTGAATTACCTGTACTTATAAATGCTTCTGTATCAGTAGAAGGATATTCTTGGTGAAATGCTTCAATTCCTGTAGATGCAACCTTTAACCTTCTCCACATCAACTGTTCAGGTGTTGCACCTAGCAACACTAATTCCTTTTCTTCATCGTCTAATTCATCATCTTTTGATAATGTTTTTCCATTGTTTCTACTTTTATAGATTTCAACACTATTTTGATAATCTTTTTGAAAAAGGGAATTTCCCCTTATCCAATTAAAAAAGAATGATTTATAAGAGTTTTCTCCATTCTTTGCTTGGAAATATAAGTCATGGAAATAATTCAAACCATTTGCCGTACTTTCAATAATAAGTCGTCCATCAGGTGCTAATGCTTGTGTTATTGAATTTAATTGTTTCTTTGGCATCTTCCAAAATGCAAACTCTGATAAATGCACTAAATGTAAGGTATCTCCACGCCCTACATCTTTATTACCTGCACATACACAAGTAATTTTTGAACCATTAACTAATTTTATTTCTTGTCTGTTATTTGCTACTTGGTCAGGTTTTAACCATTTAGGTATTGAATTAAATTGTTGTTTTAGTTTATCAAATATCGCATTGCAACTCTTTTGATCGTGTGATACTAACATACAACAACTGTTAGGATATACAATACATTGCCTTATACTTAGTGCTACAGTTACAACCGATAACCCTAATTGTCTACTCTTTAATACTATATTAAACTTCTCTAATCCTTTTACAAATTCTTCTTGTTCAGGTGTCAATATAAATGGTACTGTTTTAGTATCTTTATTAACTATTTTTATAAATGCTCTTATAAAATCTTTCTCATGTCCATCTTGAAAAAGATACTTTAATTTTTTAGCATTTGCTTTACTTATTGCCATTCTTATCACCACTCAATGCAGGGATCTCAATACCGTCAAGGTATTCAGATATCTCATCAACTTCATCACCCTTGAAGAAATCTGATTTAAAGAATTTCTCTACCCATTCTGCCGACTTAACATCTCCTGATAATGCTTTCTTTAACATACTGTCATATATTTCTAACATTTTAAAGGTTCTTTGGTTCTTTAAATATGCTTTTACGGCTTCTTGGACATCTTCCTCCAATAACCACTTCATAGCACTTTCATATTCAACTATAGATAGATGCTTACATTCTTTTTCATATGATTCTTTTGTTTTATCTCCATCAACATACCACTTGATGAAATAAACCTTTTTTTCTTTATTATTCTTTAAATATTTTTTTATCTCATCATTCCTCATTAAATCACCCTCCTTAAAGATTTATCTAATTTATCTATATTTTTATCCATATTCTCAAAATATTTATTTATATTTTTATCCATAGTTTCAAAATGTTTATCTACTGTTTTAAAATACTTATTCATATTATTTTTTAATTCTTCTGTTGCTCTTAAAGCACCTTGTATGATCCTATCTTGTTCTTTTTTACTTATTTCTTTATTCATATTAATTCCTCCTTAAATACTCGTTACACTTTGTCACAAGTATTATTTATTTTTTCTTGCTATTTTTCTATTTCTTATTACTATTCCACTTTTTAAACCTCCTATTATCAATGTTTACAGAACTTAAACCATACCGAATGTAACGATATAACTTACCGACTAACTTACCGAACACTTTAGCACCCAAACATTCTATTAATTTCTTCCATGGTAATTTTTTCATTCCTTCTCTTTTCAATTTTTTCATTTAATTTTTTGCTTTCTTCTTTGATTTTTGCAAAGTCAATTACTTCATCCTTACTATCTTCAAGTTCATTTAGCAACTCATCAAATTCTGCAAAATCATCATCATTTTTGCTTTTTATTTTATTTCTTTCTAATTCTTGCTTTTTATACTGTTGTATTGCTCTGTCTACTGCATCATTATTTTTGCTATTTGGGGTGTCGGTTGAACCTACTACCTTCTTTTCCTCTTGCATTTCATTTATTTCCTTTTCTATCTTTTCTGTATCTGCATTTTCTATACTTTCTAATAAACTATTCTTTTTTTCTATTTGTTTTTCTGTTGCCTTTCCTTGTTGCTCTAAATGTTTAATTCTTGCAACATATCCATTCGCTTTTTTATTATTGTTTTTATATTTTCTGCTGTTTGTAAATACTCTTTCACCTTTATATTTATATTTGTATTGTTTTATTGCTTGGGTTAATTCTGCATCCCAAGCAACAATATCTGTCATAGTATAGATGTTATTGCTTTCTCTCATTATTTTATTTTTATCATGGGAATTGTAATATAATCCCGCATTTGCCACTTTTATTAAGTTTAAATCTTTGTCCAAAATCTCTATGTATTTTGTAATTGTTCTATCTTTAATCCCTAAATCTCTCGTAATTGTTTGGTAACTGGGGAAACACACTTGAGCCCTTCCACCTTCCATGTTTACCGTACTGTTTTTACCTACGTGCCAATGTATTCTCGAACGCAAATAACAATAAAAATTTAATAATTTTACATTATCAATTTTTTCCTTGTTATAACTTAAAATATCTTCTTTATCATTACGATACAATTGGAAATAGTTTATTTTTCCTCCATTTTTTACTTCTATTAAATTTCTAATATCTAATACAATAAATTTCTTGAGCGATACCTTGGATAAATCTTCTCCATTAATGCATTTTATAAGTTTTAGATTTTCTAAAGTCGTTAATATTTTTTTAATGTCCTTCAAGTTGGATGAATTTGCATTTTTGCTTAGTTCATATTGTTCTAAAAAATATTCTATAGTAAACATACACTCTTCCTGATAAGTTTGGTTTTCTGCTATAAAATCTAATATTAATAATGTTTTATAGTCCTTAGTTATTTTTAAAATACTTTTATCTGCATCTCCGCCTAATCCCCAAAAAATTGAATTGCTAATTTGATTGTATAAATACTCCATTATAATTCCTCCTAAATGATTTTTTATTTTTTTTATTGATTAAGGTTCTAAAAAATAAATTTAATATCTAATAATTATTCCGCAGTTGTCAAACTGCGAATATAGAGTTTATTCTTATTTTGTTATATATTTATTATTATTTAGTTACACCTTAGTACCCTATAAGATTTTATATAGGGTAATGTTGATATATAGAACATTAGGGTATATAAAAATTATTACCCTAATGTTTTTGCTTGTTTCTAAAATTCGTATAAAATGTAATTGCTTTAAATAATTCTTCTGATTTTGTAAATAAATAAACATATTTCCCTTCTATATATTTGTTTGGTTTTGCTTCACAATGAAAACCTAAAGTGTAGAGAAAATTTTTTAATCGCTCTGATTTGATAACGTACATATGTATATCCCTCCTGATTCTTAGATTCTTACGTTCCCTTCAAAAGGAACGTTAATTAAGCAACTGAATACTTCACAAAATTCTTATTGGTTACTGCCAAAGAAAATATTTTCTTATTGCTTAAACCTTTTTTTGTCCTTCTATATGTTGCTTGTCCTATATCCTTATATTCTTTTACAAAATAAAATTCTTTTTTAGGCAAAACAAAAGACAAGTTTGGAAATAATTCTCCTAACTTGTCTAATCTTATATTTGTATTTAATTTTCCATTATCATCTATGTATATTTTCTCATGTAGTCCATATTCTTTTATAATATTGTAAAAATAATTTTTATCATGTTCTTTTAATATTTTTTCAAACATTGGATATTGTAATATATCATTATAATACTTTTTGAATAAATCTTTGTTGAAATAGTATTGTTTGAACGCCGTATCGACTGATACAAGCACTTCTAACTGTTCTTTAGACATATTGTTCAATCCAATGTTATAACGGCTTAAAACTTGTATTAGAGTGCTTCCTGCAAACTTATTAAAATAATTATCTCTGTTTATGTCTAATACTGTATTTAAGTTAGCACATTTTTTATTTTTCTTATCTTCTGCACTCAATAAAGTAACGTGGTTTCCCCAACATCTACCACCAGTTAAATCCATATCTATTCCAACAATAGATTTAATTTTTGTATCTGTTTTATAAATTTGATTAAAACTATAGAAAGCATCTATAGATAATTGTTTAAATAATTTCTTTAATATAATGCAACTAAATAAACTGTCAATATCATCACTAAGGCATAAACTTTGTATATTCTCCATCTCTTCTTTTTTTGTCCACTCTGGGAATAATTCCTTGATTTCTTTTTGCATAAACTTGGGTGCGTACCCTTTGTTCAATAAATTCTTTTATTCTATAAAACACCTTTCTCACTCTCCTTGTACTTTTTTATTTTTATTTATTTTTTCATCCTCCATAGGATTAATTCTATAAATTATTTATTTTGTTTTTTTAATTCTGTCTGCACTTCTTTTACTTTTTCTTCAATCACTTCATTTTTTGCTTGTGAAATTTTATAAATTGCCTTGATGTATTTATTGTAAAAATCTTTTGTGCATACATTATTTCTGTTTTCTACCATGCTAATATGATTTCTAGTACAACCAATCTCCTTAGCAAGTTCCTTTTGTGATATATTATGTAACACTCTTAAAAACTTCATTTTTTTTTGACTTAACATATTAATCCCTCCTATTTTATTTTTACAAAAGGTAAGTAAATAAGTATAAAAAAAAGGTAGGAAATTAATCCCACCTTAATTTATTATGCTAAAGAGTTTTTCTAACTACAACTATACCTTCATCATCTACCTGCTTAACTGCAAACATCATGTCTGCAACTATGTCTGTTGCTCTTAGTTTTGCTTCTCTTTCTTCTTCTATTCCAAAATCTTTCTTTAACATATATGCTAAAGAGTTTTTCTTTACAATTAAAGTTACACATTCATTATTATCCATCATCGTATTTGTAACAAAAACAGGTATTCCTCTAAAATATCCTAAAAGTCCATTTCTTTGTATTCCATTTCCATCTGTGTTATAAAGTTTACTTGCTTCTGTAAATTCAGGCATTGCTATCATGCTTGGAATTAATAAACTATGTATTAATATTCCTGCAAAATCTTCAACATCCTGCTCATCTCCAAAAAGTTGTAAAGCATTGTTTATTTCTGTTGCGGTTATCTTCTTATCTTCTGCAACTGCACTCTTTAAAGGGCTTTTTAATGCTTCTTTAAATAATTCTGTATCTAAAGTTCTTGCAAAAACTATTGCTTGTTGTGTATTTGCTTCCTCTATAAAGTTCCCCATTGCTGTTTTATCGTCATAATCATAAATCCTTATTGCCTTTCCTTTGTGCATTACTTCTGCTTTTGAACTATCTTGTTGTAGTTGTTCAGGTGTTAGAGGTGTACCTTTTACTACATCTTCTGTATCACCTATCATCTTAAATTTTGGGAATATAACTGTTTCTCCTACCTGCTTAAATTGGTCTAAAGGCATATTAAATGCAAGTTGTGCTAGTTTTATTCTTCCCTCCATCTTTTCTCTTAGTGTTTGACTGTAAACATTTGGTATTATTAAATTTGCCATATAGCATCTCTCCTTTGTTTTATTAGTTTAAGAATCCATGTTTAATGGAATCTGAAATATATATAAAAAAGCATTGTATTATTTATTCTGCTAACTTTAAATACAATGCTTCATTTTCCTTATATAGTTTTTGCTTTTCTAGTAAAGACATTTTTTTAAATTGTTCTTTTGTTATAGAATTTTTATTTGAATTATGATCCTTAGGTTTGTAAGAATTATTTATTAAATGTTTGCCTAAAACTTCTTTTATTTCTCCTAAATAACTTTCTACATCTTCTACCCCTGTAGTATTAAGATACTTTGCCAGTTGCATAGGTAGACCGTTATTTTCTAATGTTTTAGATACTTTTAATTCTAATTCTTTTGCCTGTAACTCTTTTTCTTTGTTTTCTAATGCTTTTATTCTTTCTTCTAGTTCAATTTCTGCTTCTGTCTTTTTCTTTGGTTTAAATGTTTCTAATTCTTGCTCTAATTCCTTTACCTTCTTGGAATATTCTGTCCTGATTCTGTCCTCTGCACTTTGTTTAATTTTGTTTACATCCTCCTCTGTAAATGTTTTTGTTCCCACCACCATTTGGTTGTTGTTTAAGTTTTCCATAAAATCACTCTCCTTTAAGTTTTTAATCATAACCCCTTGAAATAAGTTGTTATAATTAAACCCTTATTTTTTATTTATTTTAAAATGTTATTTATTTGCTTTAATAATTTATTGCCAAAGTTTCTTTTGCCTTTTAACCACATATTAAAATATGCAGGTGTAATATTAATTTTTTCTGCTATCCATTTTTGTTTAATTCCATTATCCTCTAAATACTTTAAAACCTCTTTTCTATAAAATTCATTCACTTTACACACTCCTTTTAATAAAAATTAACAAAATTGATATAAAAAAAATAGGCAGGAAATTAATCCTACCTATATATATACAAAAAATAATTGCAACGCATTAATTCCCGTTGCCCATCACTTTCTACTTTGTTTAGGAGGAGGTGAGGTTTGAACTCACTACAAAAGTGATAAAACTTACCATAACATAAAAATATTAAAAAAGTACAAAGAAATTATAATGTTGTTTAAATAATTAGTAAATAATTAAAAATGTTTAAGAAAAAAGGATAAAAAAAATATCCTTAAATCTGCTTACCTTTTTCAAAATAAACATATTTAAAGATACTACCCCTTCACTATATATATACTGTTTAGAATCGACTTTGTCAAGTGTTTTCATAACTATTTGTTCATACATTCTTTGCAATATGGGAAAAAACCATCTTTTCTATTTTTATCGTTCCTAAAATGTCTTTCATTAGCAATTTTAATTTCTCCACATTTGCTACATTTTTTATATTTGCCTTTTATACTACCCCTTCACTATATATATACTGTTTAGAATCGACTTTGTCAAGTGTTTTTGCCGAAATTAACGATTTTTTAAATCACATTTTTTACAATTTGGGTATAAACCATCTTTTATTTAATAATCACTCCCTCATATAATCTTTACATATAATTGAGATTTAGTAGGCATTTTTTGACGTAAATATCATTTTACACTACCCCTTCACTATATATATACTGTTTAGAATCGACTTTGTCAAGTGTTTTCCGACACTATCGCCTATTTCTATCATATTCTCTTTCACATTTTCTGCAAACCCCTATAAACCCATCTCCTTTATTATCACTTCTCTTTCTAAAATGTCTTTCATTAGCAATTTTAATTTCTCCACATTTGCTACATTTTTTATACTTGCCTTTTATACTACCCCTTCACTATATATATACTGATAACTACCGAAAAATACAAGTGTTTTTCGCCCCTATCTTCAAAACACATACTTTATACCACCTTAGACGTCCGTAGACGCGTTTTAATCCTCTTTAGGTGTAATATGTTGTCTAATGTCTTATCGTTCGTTTAAGGGCTTGTTTTGTTGTGTAGGTGAGATAATATATTTAATACTTGACTTTTGATGTAAACTAACTGATAATGCCTAGATTTTGAGTGTTTTTTGATATAGTTATCCTACCTATATTACAGAAAAAATAAATCTGTAACATAAGTAGGATAACTTTTGACAATGCCCGTCATTCTCGTGCCCCCGTCAATACCCTTCTTGTTATCTGCTTATCTGCAACACTAACTTTTTACATACAATGCTTGTCCTGTATGCTAATAATATGCTAGTGCCTACCGTACCCTTTAGGATACCCAAGCAACCTTTGCCATGCCTTTATTAATGGTAGCACTCACCTTACATAAGCACCACTAAAGAAGGGTATAGTGTTTTATGTGCTTATAGTTGACTTTATAGCATCGGCTCAACTCACCTACTAGAATTATTTAGAGTTGTTCTAGGTGCTTGGACAACTAACCTATTTTTAGCAATAGGAAACTAGACCTTGCACCCCTCCATTTTTTTTGATACAATATATGTAAGGTTTTGGTTGGGTGAAGGTTTTGTTAATCTTTATTCAGTTGTAGTAGGTATAGCAAGTACCTACTTATTTTTTTTGTTCATTTTACATTTAACAGTTACTTTTATAACTCTTACATAATCTAATGTGAAGCCATCTTATCGCTTCCTAGTGTGCTATACAGTAGAAAACAAGCCACATCTAACTATCATCTATTCATTTTTATATATTTTTTATTATCATTTAAACTTTCTAACGGATTAAATTCATTAAAATCTTTTTTTAAATCTGTAGTAAACATTTCTACATAATTTCTTACAATTTCCATGTCTTTATGTCCTAAAATTTTTTGTAATTTAAATACATCTCCATGATTTAAAATCCACTTTTTAGCGAATGTATGTCTAAATCTGTGTATTCCTGTTTTCATTACTCCTCTTTTTCTGTTGTATGCTCTTAGATTTCCACTTAGAGTATTTACATTCACCTTTCCTCCATAAGCATTACAAAATAACCATTCTTCTTCATTTTCAAATTGTCTAAATTGTAAGTATTCAATTAAAACATTTTTTAAAGTTAAACTTATTGGCACAATTTGCCCTCTTCTGTTTTTTGTATGTTTATAGATAATTACATCATTTTCAAAATCTAAATCTTCAACTTTTATATTAATTAAAGTTCTTAATCTGCATCCTGTACCAATTAAAAAATTAACTATAACCCAATTTCTGTATTCTATAAAATTACATTTATTTAGATTTGGTTTTTCTAATAGAATTTCTAATTCTTCATCTGTATAAGTTTCAATTACTTGCTTATTCATTTTAGGTAATTGTATTTTAAATTTATCCATATATCCTAGTTTCATAAAATAATAAAATATAGTTCTTGTTGTTCTTATATTTGTATTTACTGTAGTATCATTTGCATTGGTTTTTTCCTTCATAAAAATTACATAATTTTCTATTGTTGTTGATTTAATATCTTTTGTTAAAACTTCTTCTGTACCAAATTTATCTTTTAAAAAATGTAAAAATGAATAATTAACTACATCATTGTAATGTTTTATTGTTGCAGGTCTTAAATTTCTTGCTTTACAATAACGTATAAATTCGTCATATGCTTCATTAAAAGTTTTTTTAACTGTAGCATCAAACATTTCAATTTTTGTACGTTTTCCCACTTCTTTAATCCTCCATTTCTTAAAAAAATATAAGGCACAATTACTGTAAATAAAATACAATAGTTGTGCCTTATATTGTAAGCGTCAAAGTTTTAGCACCTTTAATAATTCCAAGAATAGTATTAAAATATC